ATGGTTAACGGGGACCGTATACGGCAGGCCCGAGAGATCCGAGGACTCACTCAAAATGAACTTGCCAATAAGATCGGGATCTCCCAAGCGGCTATCGCGCAGTTCGAAGGAAATCTTGCCGCACCTTCACAGGAAAAGCTCGAGGCCATCGCTCTTCAGGCAGGATTTCCAATCGCCTTCTTCAAACAGCCTTCATCCCTCGACTTCCCCTTAGGAACTCTTTTATTTAGGGCGAGTGCTTCCGTGAAGTGCGCCGAAAAGAATTCAGTCCGCCAGTACGGGAGACTCGCCTACGAGACCGTCGAAAAAATGGAAACGAAGTTACAGAGCATCTCGCTTCGGCTTCCGAAGTATACAGGCGATCCAATCACCGCGGCCAGCCTGACAAGGTCGTCATTTGGCCTTTCTCCAGACACACCTGTGGGATATCTCATTGACACCATCGAAAAAAGCGGCGTTATGGTGCTGTCGATTCCTAAAGCCATCGACAAACATGATGCCTTTTCTCTGTGGACAGGCAAGGATCTTCAACGGCCAGTGATTGTAATAGCCACGAACGGACCGGCGGACCGGCTCCGGTTCAGCGTTGCACATGAATTGGGACACTTGGTGATGCACCAGAAGATCGACAAAGATCTCAACGAGATGGAGCGGGAGGCTAACCGTTTCGCGGGGGAACTTCTCATGCCAGAAACGGCCATGCTGAAGGAGATCATCCCACCGGTGACGTTGATGAGCCTGCAAAGGTTGGGCGGCCGCTGGAAGGTTTCTGTTCAGGCATTGATGAAGAGGGCGAACACCCTCGAGATCATCTCCTTGCGGCAATATAAATACCTCCTTCAGCAATTGGGGGCGCGGGGATTACGCACCGAATCGTTGGTAAACATTCCTTTAGAAAGACCGCGTGCCGTGAGGCAGATGGCCGAGATGATTTACGGCAACATCATCGACTATAAAAAGATGGCTGCCGATCTGAATCTGCCGCCCACGATGGTTGAGGAAATGTTGGAGAAATATGCCGAGAAGCACAGACGCCATTACCTGGCGGGAGAGGGAAAAGCAATCGGCGCTGGGAAGCTATTGGCGTTCGTGAAGAAGAAATAGCGGAAAAAAAGAAGGCCGGGGCGACAACCCCAGCCTCTTCACATACGCCCCTCACGCGAAAATCGGATCAGGGCCTCGCAAGCCTTAGGATGGTGTCATCATATCCATCCGGTTCGACTTTTCCAAGTGAAATCATGGGGCAGGACAGGGGGTGACCCCATATGCTCGATGTATACCCAAGAAGATACGTTGGGCACCTTATCTTGGACCTCGGAACACCGAAAAGCCTACCGTTGGTGTATTGAACCACTTCGAAAAACGGAGGAACGAAATGTCAAAGCGCGTATCGGTTCACGTCGTGAAAAGCGGTGATGTTTGGAAGAATAAAATAGCCGGATCTGAGCGGGCTTCGAGCGTACATGACACAAAAGCCGAGGCTCTTGATCGTGCCAAAGAACTCGCGAAATCCCATCCTCTAGGCCAGGTGGTTGTACATGGGCAGGATGGGAAGATCCAGACCGAGTACACTTATGGTAAGGATCCGTACCCACCGGAGGGATAACCTCGTAGGAGGGGGCCGCCTCCAGGCGGTCCCTACTCCTTCCCTCCGTCGATCTGCTCGACGTGGAGGAGCAAGGCGCCCCATGACAGGGGGGTGTCCTACCCTTCCCCATGCATCGACCGCTTTACTTTTTCGTATGACAACCGTTGCAGGGATTAATGTTCGCCGAATGGTGAGTTTCGGACACCTTTCTGGCGTCATCCTTGCTGTCGACAGCGTGGGCCGTAATATCTTTTTGCACCATCGCCACCTGTAGCCTAAGAGCGACGATATCCTTCTGTGTGGAGACGATGTCCTTCTGCGTGGAGACAGCCGTTATTAGGAGCCAGCCCATCAACCCCATGACCCCCACCGGGGCATAGTCTCTCATCCATTGAAGCGGGGTCGCCCTCCTGCGCTCGACGTGGGTCATCGCGATCCCTCCCGAGAGATTCTCCGATGGCCAGACAGAGAACGCGACCTTCTGGAGTTAATACGTCCGACGCGAGACAGTCCCTGACTGGACAGCCGGGGCAGTCTATTTCCCGACCCCCTTAATCTTCTCGACCGACCGCATCGTTCCGAGGCCGAGCATCCCTGTGAGGAGCACGATCAAGTCGCCCATCGGCACTTCAGGTAGCAGAGGAACAACCGACTTCTGCCCGATCGCAAGGGCTCCCACCTGAAATACCCACGGGAGCAGAGGCTTCAGGATGAACGTGTAGAAAAGACCCGCCACGCATACCCACCCCACGGAAGGACGCCAGCGGGTGACGAAAGGGTCCGCGCTCGCCGCTTCGAGTTTCTGAACGGCGACCTGCCCCTCCATCTGCGTCCGGTCGTAATCCGCCGCCGCCTGGAGGGACGCCGCCTCGAGAGCCTGGATCTGTACAAGCAGTTCGGCCCTCTTGTTCGGGTCGATCGGCGCTTCGCCGGTGATCGCCGTCCGAAGATCCTTGGCGAAGGTCCCGAGGCCCTGCGCCAGTCCCTGCACTCCTCCCGCCAGAAGCTGGTCGAAGAATCCCATCCTCCACCTCCCGAATTAGATCGCACCGGATCTGTATCTCAACGTCGCACCACGAGCACACCCCGGAAGGTCCCCAACAGCCGGGGTACATTACCCCTCGCCACCGAGGCAGGTCTTGTAGAGGTCATAGCAGCGGAACAACCACCCCCACCGGTTGGCCCGGACGGAGTGCTCGAGTTTGCGCGCGACCCGGATGTGCTTCATTACGCGCCGCAGGAGCCAGCCTTCCCAGGAGGACGCCTTCGGATCGATCGCCTGAACGTCGTCCATGCCGAGGTTGAAGGCGGTGTCGAACACCAGGAGGTCCAATGGCCACGGCCGGCTGTCACACCTGGCGGGGATCCAGTACTCTTTCATGGCGACCTGCTTCGCCTGGTCCTCGGTGAGGTCCTCGATGTTGAGCTCGGGGTGGTGATGCCCCGAGATCCCGAACTTCGTCGTTCCCCCCGGGTCGGTCGGATCCTTGGTGACCTTGGCGCCGCCTTCCCATCCTTGCGTGAAGGCCCAACAGCGATCGAAATTCTGCTCCATCGTTCCTCCCAAAATAAAAAACCCCGCCGAGGCGGGGCCGCGTCTAAATTTTGAATCTGGTACCGCTATATGACCGGCTTCACGTACGTGTTAATTTCCGTTCCCGCCCCGTGATCCACGTCGCGGAAGTTCGTGGCGTAGAACTTCCGCAAGGACGTAGGAGATCCGAATTGACCTCCCCAAACCCAGCCGTAAGGGTCAGATCCACTCGACTGAAATCGCAACTGCTTCGCCCCGGCCATCCCCCCGATATAGAGAAGGCAGTTCCCCGTGACCCATTGATTTGTGGGAGACTCGACCACCGTGGAGTACACCGAGTCTATGTAGCACCGGATTCTCGTCCTATAGGAATCTTCGGACTCCCCAGACCATTGCAAAGTCCCAATGACCCTCACGGGAACCACGAGCCATTGGAATTTCCCCGCCGGGATATTGATGTTGAAAACGCTTCCAGCTGCGCTCCATCCCCCCATCGACACAGCAACATCCGGCTGGTTGATGGATTCTGGGACCGTGACCTGCATCCTGTATCCTTCAATTCCGATGGCGTCATACCAGACCGACCCCACAACTCCGTTCGCGTTTACCGCCCCGCCGACGAACCGGTATTTCACGTATTCGGTTTCAATGAAGGATATGGTGATGTTGTGGATCACCGCGAGGTTCCAACCCGACAGATGGGTGACCGTGTCCCAAAGGGTCACTTCCCCGAGGTACGCCTTGTTCCGGTCGAAGCACCGCGCGATGACCTGCACTCGCGGGATGCCGGAGGTCGATTCCGCCTTGTACGCCAGCCAGACCGGCTTGCAGTAGAACCTGTTGACGAAGATGTAATCCGTCTCCAGGTATCCGCCACCGGTATTCGCTCCACCGCTCAGGTTGAACCGCCACGACTGCGTGCCGTGGACGTAATCATCCGTGTCGAACTCTGCGGTCCCGCCCGGGTAGTATGAAACGAGGAAGTTGTCCGGGACTCCGTCCGCATCGCCATCCGCTTCCAGAGATCCGTTGAGTACATCTCCGCCGCCGCTAACGCTTCCGCCACCCCCGCCCCCGGCGATCCGCGCCTCGTGGTCGTCGAAGTTGTCCTTGATCTTCTGCACCAGTGATTGCGAGATCGGCTCGCCCGACTGGATCTCCGAATCGTTCAATGCGATATACGGCATCTCTTCACCTCACCAGATGTAGTAGCCTGCGTCCTCGTTTTCCATCACACCCGTGTCGAGCGTGATGAATCCGAACTCCTTCTGCGCGTCCGTGGCGGTCAGGTAATTCGGGTATCCATCCGGAGCAATCAGCGCTAGGCGCCGCGTTGACACTCTCAGGAGCGAGACCTTCAGCGAAAAGTCATCTTGCAGTTCCCGCTTCACCACCTGGAATATCTCGTTGGTGATGGGGTCCCCGTTGAACTTGACCAGCTCGTCGGTATCCAGTCGCACATGGTCCCCGGTCTTGATCGCGAGGTCGCGCAAGGAGAGGGAGAGCGCGATCAGCGGCTGCGCGTCCCGGCTTCTGCGTACCTGCCGCATCCCGAGATTCTTGACATAGGTCTCGGCGGAATCCTCCTCATTCGTTATCGGGTCGATCCAACGGCAGAAGACCTTCTTTTCGACGACGTCCCCGTACGAGGCTTCCGCATCCGCGTCCACCGCAATGTCCAGGCGGTCGAAGGCCGCCGGATCGTCCTTTTTCCCGAGAACGGATTTATGCCAGTAGATCAGCATCCGGGTCAGCCGGGATTTTTCGTTGAAATCCACGGAGGCCGAGTTGTCGACGATGTTTCCGCCGTCCGTCATCCGGTAGTAGACCCGCCCCGGAGCATTCTGGACGTTGCGCCGAATCGTGATCCGCAAGTCCTCTCCGACCCACGCCTTCGCGTCGAGGATGTTGGTGATCTCGAAGAACAGTTTGTCGAGGCTCTCCGGCTCGGAGAGCACCGCGCGAAACAATTTATCGTTCCCGGGAGTCCGTTTCGCCAGTGCGAACGCGGCGAGATCAATGTCCGCATCCGCAATTCCGGCATCCACCCTCAACATCTCCAGGAGGATGTCCCAGGGATTCGCCGGTGCGTAGTAGCGGACCGCCTGGACCTTATCCTTCGCATGGTACTCATCCGCCACGGTGCCGAAGGCTCCGCGCGTTAGCGTCTGGAGGGCTTTCGTCGTGACGTTTATCGTTGCGTAGCCGATGATCTCGTCTTTGATCCGAATGTACCCAGCGGCGGAACCCAACCCCTCAACGCTGGTGAGCGTGATCTGTCCAGCCTCTACGGCCGACAGGTCCGACGCCAACTTGATATCGAGTTTCGGAGGGACGTCGATTTTGGAGAGGTCTTTCAGCAGATCCGTGGACTCGAACGTGAACTCTCCGTTCTGCGTCGTCACGTTCGTCAGTTTCCCAACCCACGTCCTGGTGAACTCCGACTCGGCCATCCCGACTTGGCCCTCGTAAATCTCCATCAGGCGGCCCTTGTAATTCGGGTTCCGGGACATGAACCGTTTCCAGTACGAGCGGACGGTGATGGGTCTCGGCAGAGGTGCTGGAGGTGCTGGAACCTCTGCGCCAACCGTGACACCCTCGGGGAGGTAAAACTCGTCGTTTCCCTCGCCCACCGTTCCCACTTGAGAAACAAAGCTAAGATCAGATTTTAATCTTTGAACAACACGACATATTCCTGGCTCATATTGATATTCGGAATTATATATGTACGTATCATCGCAGGTGATGTATTTATTATAATTGTTATAAGGATAGCCAATGTTTATTTGAGACACATACGATAAATCGGACTTTAATCTTTTAACAATCCGCCTATTGCTTGAATCGCATATGTATATATAAGTATCATCAACTGTTACTCCAATAGGAGTCCAGAACTGGTCGTCACCAGAACCATACGTTCCTATTTGCGAGTCATAATCAAGGTTTGATTTTAATCTTTTAACTATTCGATAATCATTTCCGTCGCATACATACATATAAGTATCATCAATGGCTACATCGCCAATGCCATAACCCGAGTCTACTTGCGAATCGTAACTGAGATCCGACTTTAGTCTTTTAACAATCCGACTATTCATCCCATCGCGGACATATATGTAAGTATCATCAACTGCTATACCTGTAGGCCTGTAGAACTGATCGTCGCCTGAACCATTTGATCCTATTTGTGAAACGTACGCTAAATCAGAGACATTTCTTTTAACAATACGATGATTATATGTGTCGCATATATATAAATAGACGCCATCAGAAGCAATACCCGTAGGACGATAGAACTGGTCATCGCCAGAACCTTGAGTACCTATCTGCGATACATACGACAGGTCAGACAATAGTCTCTTTACAATGCGGTGATTTCTGTTGTCCGCCACGTAAAGATGGGCGCTCATATTATCTTCGCCTCAAATGCGACCAGGTCCTACGATGTACGGATCCGTGTCGATGTCCTGGTCCATCTCGTCCACCATGGTGACGGACACCCGGGCATTGACCGTCAGGTTCGTCTTGATCTCCGTAGGGAGCAACTTCACGGATTTTACGTACGGGCGGACACCCCTGAACGGAAGCGCGGCGTCGACTTCGCTGTACTTGTACGTCTTACCGACATTGTCGAACGCGGGAAGGTATTTGCAGGTCTTCCACGTGTTAAAGCACGGCGTCCCTATGGCGAGGCATGGGGAGGTGCCGAACACGTTCCCGCAGTAATCCAGGTGGAGGTAGACCAGCCGGATCGGCTCGTACTTGGCCGGAGCCCGGACCGCGACGTCCGTGTAGAAACGAATGCCTGTTGCAACGAGATCCCCGCCGCCGTAAACGGCCGGAGGTGCTCTTGCCTCCTTGACCCCATGCCCCACCACCGCCCCGCCACCAGGGAGGTATGCGTAGTGAATGCTGCCACCCGTTCGGATGTACGCGATAACAACCGCGCCACCACCGGAAAGGTGTGCCGCGACCTTCGCCCCTTTCCAGCCCTGCGCCGCGGTGGTCCCGCCACCATGGACGAGGACGGCCCTCCGCGCCCCCGCTCGGCCAGCAAGGACAACAGTCCCGTTCCCAGAGATGGTCGGGTCTCCCAACCCTCCCTTCGAAACCACGACGACAACAGACCCATTCCCGCTACCTACAGCGTCTCCAAGCGCTCCTTTCGACGCGACGGCAACGAGAGATCCCCCGCCGGTCAGTACTGCGGTTTCCTGTCCTCCCATGGATTGAACGACAGTAAGAGATCCTCCTCCAGCAAGGACAGCCGTTTCCTGCGCCCCCATGCTCCCTGCGACAATAAGAGTTCCGCCGCCGGAGACGTTGTTCATGACGTTCTCGCCCTATGCGTTCAGATCAAGCGTCGCGCTCGTGAGCGTATAGGTCCCCTGCGAGGCAAAGGTCTCGTCGGTCACATCCGCGTACCCGAGGAACGTCCCGCCGGAGACTGCCGACCAGAAGCCCACGTGAGTGACGGTCGTTGATCCCGGGACGTCAAAGACCGGCTGGGTCGATGCGGCAACCTCGCCTCCGGACGCGGCAGCGATCGTGATCCCCTTTCGCGCGTAGGCCGGGGATCCACCGGTTACCTCATTCGATCCGTCGTCCCCCGGACTCGCCGTGTGCAGAGAAGCGTAGGCGATGGCCACCGTCGGGTTCGTCCCCCGCAAAGCGTCGAGCATTAGGTTCTTTCCAGCTGTTGAGTACGGCATGGGTCAATCCTCCTTATGATTTGCTCATTGAACCGGAGGGGGGGGGGGCGGAGCAGGCGGCGTCTGCCCGACCACCACCGCTTCCCGCACTCCTTCCAGATCCAAGTCGAGGGAATCGTAATAGCTAAGAACGGTCACTTCCGGTTTGTACGTGTACTCCGCCTTGAACCTGACGAACCGGACGTCCTCCGGGTAATTTTCCAGATCCCACGCCCAGAAGAACGGATGGAGGTCGCTTGCGTAATTGAGCCAGAACGGAAGGAACACCGATTCCAGCCAGTTCCTGTCAAGGTACGAGAATCGCGCAGAGATTGAATACGGCTTGTATTTGACGTAATGCGCCAGCAGGTGGCCCGCTTTGCTGCGCTTGCTGCCCGATTCCATCCCCTCTTCGATCGGCTTAAACGGCCCATCCACCGGCACGGGGAATTCCAACCGGGACCCCAGTACGAGCACGGCGATGTACGGAAGAGTATCGAGTCCAGGGTCGATCACCACGCGCCAGTACCGAGCGGCGACGGAGGGGAACACTTTCAGGATGGCAATGTCGCTTGTCGGAGAAAACGGCTCCAACTGCTGCGTCCATGTGTCCCCATCGTCGGAAGATTCGACGGATATATCCGCCTGCACCGTTCCCAGGTTATGCCCGATGATCCCGAGGGTATCCGCGCTTTTGGCGGCCCCGCAATCTACGGTGATGTCCTCGTACCCCGTCTCTCCCGCCTGCCAGAAGGTGAAGGTCTTTAAATCCACGACGTTCAACGCGCTAAATCCCGCCGAGGTGTCGGTCGCCATGGGAATGCCGTCCAGGAACCGGTTGTCGTAGAGGATCATCGGGTTCATGCGACTCCGTCTCCGATCGCCTTCGTGATCGCCGGGACAAGCTCCCGGGCGAATTTATCGTGATCCACGACGTTGCCGTAGATGTGGATGTTGACGGTGGGAGAACTGACGGGCTCCTGCGTCGCGGGAGCAGGGGCGGAAGGGACGGATGGAGCGCCACCGCCGAATCCGCCGGTTGATGCTGATACCGATGCCGAACCACCGCCTGGTTTCATGGATGAAATGGCGGAGACCTGCGCCATGCCGAATGCGATCGCCGCAGCGGCAGCCGCCGCCCCAAGGAACGGTCCGACATATGGAATGGACGCCAGCGCGTTGTAGGCACCAACGGCGGCGGAGTACGTGTTCATGATCGTTTCGCCGATTCGAAACGCCTTCATCGCTTCGAACGCCGCGCCGCCCTGTTTCCCCTGCATGTTGTAGAGAGAGGTGGCAAGCGATCCCAGCATCCCGAAGGTAGCCGCGGTCATCGCCACCTTCTGCTGATTGACCATCGCTTCTTGCTGGAGGTCGTACTCCCGATAGGCGTCCTTGATCTGCTGTTCGGACGCTCCGATCTCTTCGAGGTACATGATCTTCTGGTCCTGAAGATCCGACCAGCGCTTGAAATCCTTGGTGTACGGATCCTCCCCGGCGTTGATGGCGGAGACCACGCCGAGATTCTGGCCGAACTCGCTCCCGCCGATCTTGCCGAACGCCTCCTGCGTCCTGGCGGTCTGCTGCTCGAAAAGCAGATCCCGCTGCTCCCGCATGAGATCCGCGATTTTCGCTTCCACTTCCACCCGCCGAGCGTCTATTTCAAACGCCTCCGTCGCCTTGCTCACCGCGATCTGATCCTGTAGAACCGCTTCCTTGCCGAGGATTTCCAGAAGCTGCGCGTTTGTCCCTACAAACTCTCCCTCGATGGAGAGAGCCTCCGCCGCCAGCCAGTTCCGCTGCCGCTGGATCTCGAGCAGTGCGCGATCCGATGCGGATCGCTCCGCGATTCCTTGCATCTCACTGGTATGGCCAGACTTGATAGCCGCCGCGTTTAACTCCTGCCTAGCCCGGATGCGCTGCTCCTCGGCATCAAGGGACGCTTTACCGATCGCCTGCGCGGATTCGAGTTTCCTTTTCTGCGTCTCCTCGTGCATCTTCAATTCGATGCCGGATATTTTTAAGGTCCGGGCGATTTCCGCCTCGTCCCACTTCGCCGAGTAGTCGGCGTACATGGCGTCGTAATAGATCTTTGCGGCGTGAAGGTCGTCTAACTTCTTCTTCTCGTCGTCGAACCATTTGTTGAGCCTTACGAACTCCCGGTCGTATTCGCCCGCGGAGGCAAGATCCTTCTCCTCGATGTACTTCCGGTAGAGTTCCGTGAGTTGTTCGAGTTGCTTTCGATTCCCGTCGCCCCCCAACGCGGGAAGAGGAGCGCCGCCCCCCACCTTTCCCATCTCCCCGAGGCTTGCAAGCGCACCCTTTATGTTTCCCAGCGCGTCCACCGCAGACTGTGCCGCGTTGCCGTAGGCCTTATCCGCCTTCTTCGCCCATCGCTCGGTAGCGCCCTCGGTTACGCCCAGCCAGTCGGTGACTCGCGCTCCCTCGGAGACAAGCGTGTCGAAGGCCCCCGCCAGACCGTATACCAACGTCATGGCGACCTGGAAAATCGCCATAAAGGGCTGGCCGATGATCAGGAGAAGAGATCCGACGAAATACTTCATCCGCTCGACGGAGTTGTTGAACCGCTCCATCCGGTCGGCCGCGGAGTCCAGATCGGGTCCGAGTGTCGCCTGCACCTGCGCCATGCGCTCGGCCACGATGGTGTACATCGCCTGGGCTTTCTCGGCTTTGCTCATCGTGTCGGCGTATTTTCCGTACTTCGCCTCCAGGTCGACGATGCCGACCAGGGCCTTCAACCCCCGCTCCCGGCCAGTTGCGATCGACTGGGAGAGCATCTCGAACGCATCGGCGGTCGATACGGTTCCGGCCTTGATATGCGATAGCGACACCGACCACGAGGCGATCTGCGCGAGTTGTTCCGGCCCGAGGCCCTTCATAAGAGCGTCTCCCGCGACCTTGGCGGCGGCCCCCATCCCGATCAGACCTTTCGATTCCTGCTCGATCCTCCCGACGAGATCCTGCGCCGTCATCCCGTACTGCCGGGTCAGGGCATCAAGCGAGGCCATCGCCTCGTCGGTCTGCGCGGCTTTCTCCATCAGTCCCCATATCGACTGGAACGCCCTGACGGCGGCGTAGATCCCGACCGACACCTCGGCCCAGTGGGATTTAAGGCGCTGGGTTAAGGACTGCGTGCGCCCCCCCAGCTTCTCCGTCTCGTCTCCGACCATCCGGATGCCGGTGACAGCGCCGGTTGGGTCGGCGGTGATGACGACACTTATCCTGTTCTCATTGGCCATCGGGCACCTTCGGAGTTTCCAATTCGCGCTTCATCGCACCGAGATCCAGCCATTCTTCGATCGAAAGGTCATCCTGACGAAAGGGGAACCCGGCCTGCTGCAGGGAGAACAGAAACCAGATATGGCTGAACCACGCAGACGGGATATACGGTTCCCGGTGCTTGCACCTCGCGCATATTTCCTGCAGATGCGGGCCGCTGCCTTTGGCGCATCCCTTTTTGCGCTCCGGGGTGCAGTTCTCCCGAAGGGCCTTCAGCTCTTCCCCAAAGGGACGATCTCTTCCGCCTCCTCGCCGAACTCGACATCATCCGCGTTCTGCCCGGACCGTATCCCGTCGAAGACGATATGCGCGACGGTCGTCACGATGTCGGCGGCGGTTTCCTTCAATAACGCCTTCCAGTCCTCCCGGTAGTGCGGAGAATCCGGATCAGCGGAGATCGGCTGCCCGTCGTACCCAAACGCCCCTTCCTCGAATCCCGTGAGGATCTCCAGGCCGAATTTGAGTGCCGGATCGAAGTTGTCGACCACGACCTTGTTCCCCTTCCGGCGGATCGACTGCTGGCGGTACGATTTCACCTGGCTGGTTGTGGGCGTCGCATAGAAGACGCCGATCTGCGTTCCGGATAACGTGTCATCCAGGACGAGCTTGTTCCGGTCGTCTTTTTTAAGGTCTCTCATAGAACCTCCGTTTTCTTAGTTAAACGTTACGGTAACGTCGTCCTGGCCGGCGTCCGGGCAGACGAGGAGGGATATGGCGTGGGTTAAGATCCCCTCCCGTTCCCCGAACTTGCTCGAGTCGACGACGACTTTCGGGCAGTCAAGCTTCATGCGGTTGCCAACTGATTCCCCGAAGGTGATGGAGAGCGGCTGCTCGGTCCCGTCGGTTAATAGCGTCAGAGGGTCGAACGCGGAGAGCGCGGTAGCTTCCGGGTCGATCTCCGCCGTGACCTTGCGATCCTTGATGAAGTGCGCGAGGAACCCGGTCGGCGCGTTTACGTCGGGGCGCTTGGCGATATCGTTCCCGTACGTGAGCTTGAAACTCTCGATCGTCCCGGTAAAACTCCCCAGGGTGAACAGACCGGATTTAAGCGCTGGCGGGATCGATGCGTTGTACACGGCGTCCGTGGGGATCGTAAGATCCGCGGGACCAGCGTAGAGCCCCTGGAACTCCCACTTGATCTTGCCAAACTCCCCGGCCTTCCCATCGAGAGACCATGTACCGCGGCAGCCGGTGACCACGTACTGAATATCGTGCTGCCAGAAGTAGATCGTGATCGACGGCCCTTCGATGTCGTCCTGCGGGGTGTAGACGACCGGCCCGGTCGTTGGAGTTACGGTTTCCAGCATCCCGCACCCGACGAACAGGACGCCGATCTCCGGAGGCGTGTCCGGAGTCGAGTCCCCGCTACCCTTGACCTCGGTCGAAAACGAGATCTTGATCGCCTCCCCTATGTTGATCGCGGGACGGTTTCCCAAAAAAGGCTTCACGTTTAAGCGGTCCAGCTTCTTCATCACGACGTCGACCTCGGGCAGGTCGGTCAGGATAGCGTTCGCCGCGGTCGTCGGAACGGGATCGACCCCGTAGGAGCTCTCCGCCTTCGCCAGAATCAATGCCCTGTTTTTAAACATTTACCTTAACCTCCTACGGCGACCCGACGGGGTGCCGATACAGGATTTCGTAGGTCTGCTGCAAGGCGATCAAGCCCCGTCCGGGGTCCAGGGAAAGAATGTCCGATCCGGTACGATGACAGTTCATGGCCGTATTGCCTCTCGTCGGGTCGGCGGACAAGGCCGTATGGATCGAGGCGAAAACCGCTTCGGCGTCCGTGTCCTTGCACCACGCCTCCACGACAACCCGCCAGGTGAATACCTCGTAACCCGTGGACCGGGCGGCTTCCTGATCGGATCCTTGCAGGACGAATAGCGAGGGCAGCGTCATCGCGTCGAGATCCATCTGCTCGTACTTGCCCGTATAGACGTCCCCCACGCCGGTGATGCCTTTAAGTGTCGTTTCGATATCGGCGAGGATGCAGCTGCGGACGCTCATGGGTATCTCTTCCCGAGGAGGAGCGTGGTCCAGCCGGTCTCGTCCGGCTGGATTTTGAGAACGCGGTACGCCACGCCGCCTACCTCCAGCGTGTCGCCGTTTTTCACGCCTGCGATATCGGAGGACTTGCACCCCGCCTGCCCGATGATCCCCTGCGGCACGATGTCTCCGCCAAGCGATACGTCTCCCACCTCGAGGGCGAAGCAGGTACGGATCTGCTTGGACGATCCGCCCGCGGGGGTGAAGAGCGCGGTCGTGGAGAGGAACTCATCGGTCAGAAAGTCCGTTACCCAGTCGGCCATCATGTCTTCTATCCTTTCGTTTTCTTGCCCTTCTTCTCATCCTCTTCCGCAGGAACCTCTTCCACGCTGCGCGGGCCACCGCTCGGTTCCGCGTAAAGAACGGCACGCTTGACGGCGGTGAGCGCCCTGGCTGTGTATTCGCCGACCTCGACCACGTCATCGACGGCAAAGGGCTTGCCGCCGATACAACATGGAACGGTTACAATCATCCTCACCATTTCCCTACCTCCTGAAGTTTGCAGGGGGCCGCCCACGAGGAAGCGGCCCCCATCGGTTGTGGTTAATGTCATCCGCAAAGGATCAGGTGATGCTAGTCGCGAGGGTGAAAGCGACCGGGTGCCGGACCGCCACGTCGACGGACTGGAAGGCCACGATCCGGACCGTCCCTGTCGTGCTGCCGGAGTAGGGATCAACCAGGATGTCCAGGACTCCCCACTCGCCCATCATGACCTGCGTGAAGTCGCCGAAGAACATGTCCCCTGCGGCGACCTGGTTGGTGACCTCTACCGGGTAACCGTTTAACTGGTTGTCCTCGATCATGAACACGGGATAGGTCGTCCCGACCTTCGGGCGGGCTTTCAAAAGCCCGCGTACGGTCGCGTTAGCGACGTACCGCATGCCGGCCACGTCGGCGTTCGCCGCGGCAACCAGCGTCTCCATGTTGACCGCGTTCCCCCACGTGAACGACGCGCCGGCCTCGGAGCCGATCCCGCTGACTCCGGCAATGCCCAACGGCTGGCCGTTGGCACCCGTCCCGTGGAACAAGGCAAGGTCGATGGCCAGAGCGAGGATCTTGGAGAGGTCGCCCTGCACAAGCCCGTCAACCGCAGGGGTTCCCTGGAGGAGCAGTTGGCGGGAGAAGTCGGTATAGGCACCGACCGTCTTCGGGGAGAGGGTGACCTGCCCGAAGGTCTGGTTCCCGGCCGTGGGGGCCGTGTTCTCCGCCACCCAGTACGCGGTCGCTGCAGCGGTGAACGAGGGAATCGCGATGTTGCCGACCAGCCCGGAGAGCATCTGGATCCCAAGTTTGGTCGCGATCATCCGGTTCCGGAGCAACTCGATGAACAGGTCCGGCCGCAGCGTCGTACCGACCAGACTTGCCCCAGTGGTGGAACCACCCGCCGTCAGGACGGTCCGCTGCTCGGTGCGCAGCGGCACGTCGTAGGGGACAAAGAACGTCCCCCGCTTGTTGTACCCCTCCTTGGAGACCCGCTTCTCGATCGCCATCGAGCATTCCCGCTCGAACCCCGCCTGGCTCCAGTCTCCGTTGATGGCGGCGGCGATGGCCCGGCCGATCGAGTACCGCTTCCTGTCCCCCTCGGACATCCCGAGGTCGGACGGAGGCGTGTCGAGGGGCTTGGTCGTCCCGATGTGCTTCAAGACGTTGTGGCGGAACTGCTCGATGGAGAGTCCGTCGTTGATCGCCTTGTCGCGCTCCTGCACGGGGAAGCTGTGGCGCGAGGCGAGCGCGGTGATCTCGGCGATCCTCTCCCGCTCCGCCTTCTGGATCGCATCCCGGTTCTCCTGCTCCTTCTCCTCCTTCTGTGCTTTGGCCCGCTGTTCTGCGGCCAACTCTTCTGCGGTCTTGTCTGGCATGAGTTGAACCTCCTTGGCCACGTGGGCCGGTATTTCGACGGGGCCTTTCGGCTCCAACGCCGATTCCTTGCTTCTGCCCACGCCGACGGAGGTATCCGCCGGGATGGGGACCATGCTCACCTCGTAGGGAGTCCAGCGTCTGATCCGGTAGACGGGGGCCTGCTCTTTGAGGGCGAGAGTCTTCAATTCCTCGCCCATTTCCTCCGGCTTCATCTGGACCGGGTCTTCGTCGATGGAGTAGCCCACGGAGACGTTGCGGCGAATGCCATCCTGGACGTCCCGGAAGACCTCCTCGCCAAGCACGGATCGCGAGAACCGAACCGTCGCCCGCCCCATCTTGTCCGGGTCGCACCGGCAGTCCTCGACCACGCCGATCTGTTTGTCGGTGGAGTGATTCAGGAGAACCGCTCCGCCGTTCTGCATCCGGGACATATCCATCGCGCCCGGATCGTGGGAAAGGATTTCGATCCCCCACCAGCGGACAACCGGCTGCTCGGAAGAAAACGCAAGGGTCACCGTGCGCTTCTCTCCATCGATGGAGCTTTTTTCGATCGTCACCGCCCGGGACTCTTTGGATCCCGCCTTTGGGAACTTGCGTTCTTCCACACGATTTGCCATCTCCACCTCCCAAAATGAAAAAGACCGAGTCGCCCCGGCCTTCTTCCGTTCTTCTTCTTTTCTGTCCGACCTATGCGTTCGCGCTTACGTCCTTGCCGTTCCCCTTGCCGTTTCCCTTCCCCAATCCGTTGGTGGGTCCGGTCGGGTTTTCCTCAGTCGTCCCATCCGCCACCGGGTCACTCTTTCCGGCATCCTTCCCCCCGCCTTTGAAATCGAATTCCAACCCCAGTTCTGCCGCGAGGTCGCTCTCCTCCTTGATCTCCTCGTAGATGTCCTCGAGATCCCCACCCATCTCGGTTACAACCTGCGTGGAGGATTTAAATCCCGCACCCACCGCCGCCCGGGCCGCCTCCACATCCTTTAGCGGATCCACCCAGGCCCACCGCCTGCCCGTCCACTTCGGAGCGTTGAACTTGTCGAACTTCGATAAAGGCAGCTTTCCGATCGCCCCCATGGTGAGGGCCATCTCCAGCCAGTTGGCAAACACGGGATTTAGGAGGTTCTCGATCAGCCAGACCTGCCCCTCTTTCCACTCCTCGCGTTCCTCGATTAACCCCGCCCGGATGGAAGAGAAGTTCACCGAGGACAGATCCTGCGAAAGGGTCGCATACGATGTTCCCAATCCGGCGGCAACGCCGCGCAGGCACGCCTCGATGAACGGCCCGTGCTGCTGGTCGGGGTACTTCGGATCGTAGGAGTTAAACTTCCAGCCCGGAGGAAGCTTCTCCATCTGCCCGGGCTCGGCGGACATGATGGGGTTGCCGCTTGCGTCCTTCCCGTCCCCCTCGAACTGATCACCCATTTCCGTTTCGTAAAAACCCATCTTGCAGGCCGACACCCGGGCGTTGATCACCGCCGCCTCTTCGTATCCAGAGAGCATTTTTAAGCGCAGCATGGAGGGCGTCATCTGCGACACATCCCGGGTGGCGTCCACCCGCTCGGGGTCGTAGAGGTGGATCATCTCGGAAGCGGGGATGCGAACGTAGGGACCCCCGCTTTGCTGCGACTGATTCCATCCAAGCGACGGCTGGTACTCCCGAACGTAATACGCGATAGGCTTTCTCTGCGGGGTGATCTCGATCCCCATCCGGATGATGTTGCCGTTGGGAAGGATGTCGTTGTAGCGCTCGTCGATCAGTTCCGGCTCAATCAACTGGAGCGCGAAGCCGTAATTGTTAACGCCACTTCCCTTCAGCATCCGGAGGAAGATTTCCCCGTCCCTTTTTACGCCGGTCACACACATCGATTGAACCTTCCGGAAGGAGAACCGCCCCGATACCTCGCAGATCCCTTTACGGCTCCAGTCGTAGAACTTCTGCTCGATCAGGTCGTTTGCAAACTTGTCCAGCCGGTAGACGATCCGGCCATCGGGGGCCACGGAAGAGTCCCTCGCTTTGACTTGAAGGGCGAAGCCCTCCGAGCCGACGATGTTCTTCCGGCACGCCCGCAGGTACGCCTTGGCGTACGGGTCGTTCTGCGTCAGTTCCCGGGCCCGGGAGCGGATCACCTGCATCCCCGCCCGGACATCCGAGTCGGCGCTCGTCGGATAGAAGATCCAGTCGGAAGTAAGACGTGAGATGTTGCCGGCGGCAAAGCTGCGCTTACCAGCCAACTCGTCCCTGTGGACGAATCCCATCCTGCGTGCGATGCGTCGCAGGATGCTCACCACGGCCACCTCCAGACGCGGTTAAGCGGCCATGCCCCACGGGATGCGTCATCCCGGAACCGCGTCAGGATCCGGTTTCCCGGTTCCTCCCCTTGCGCCACCTTCTCTGCGGTCTTCTCCCGGGCTACTTCAGCCTTGTAGAACGATCGCCATCGGATAAGCTCCTCGGGTTTCAGGTACTGGATCTCACGGTTGTTGATCCGCATGATCGCCTGCGACTTCGTCGCTTGCCCCTCCATCATCGCTTCAATGGCGTCCAGGACCTTCTGAGCGTGCGAGCGCCCATCGAACCCCACGTCCTGCGCCACGAGATTCGTCCGGATATGGATAGAACCGCTCGCAATCGTATGCCTTGCGCCGGTCACATCGGTTACGTAGGACTGCCAGGCATAGATGCCCGATTGGAGGTAGGTAGACCAGTAGGGTACGGAGAACTTGTGATCCGTTCCGTCATGCGTGGAGACAAGATTTAGTTTCGACGCCCCACGGATGGCATAGCGCATCGTCCACGTCGGAGCCGGGTACTCCCCTGCCGATTCCGTCCATGAGAGCGAGTCGCCTGCGTAGATCGTCTCCGGTATCCTTGGCATCAACGCCACCTGTCGACAAACCCGCCACCACTTCGCCTAGGTGCTGCGTGTGGATACTGCGGGGTTATGGTTTGCTGCTCCGGTTGCGCAGGCAAAGGTTCCGGAACTTTGACCTGCGCCTCCATCCGCTGCGCGATTCGCTCGAGGTTCGCGTTCAGCGATGCGTATGCGGCGAAGGCGTACACGGCGCAATCAAGCGCTTCGTTCCTCGCTCGGATCTGTTTCCAGACCCGGGTCGGGATCCCCTTTACGTGCTTCGTCATCAACTTCTCGGCGGTGAGTTGCTTGAACCACTCGTCATCCACATCCCGGGGAAAATGGATGTACCCGGGGCCGAACTCCGACAACCCCAAGCGGGAGAAGAGCAGCCCCTTCGCCGTATCCGTCCCGACAATGCCCAGCACCACCTTCGCGCGTGTGCGACGTGGGGTGAGTTTAAGCAACGGCAGCCCGGCCCCGGAGCGCCCGATAATCGCCCAGATGCGTCGCGATTCACGCTTGCGGCAGAAGTCGTACACCTGCTGAGTGGCATGGCCGCCGGAGTCCACACACGCCGAGGCAATTCGCAGGACCGTGCCCGTAGTGTGGGGGTAGACTTTAAGCAGCCAGTCGTCCAGATCCCGCCATACCTGAAGCGATGTTTCCGGGTTCCCCCGGAATACCGAATGGCGGATGACCCATGACTCCTCCCCTAGGCCAAACCCCCAGGCCGTCGCCTCGATCCGATCGCCTTGGACATCGACCCCGGCCGTGAGGAGCAAAATACCTTCAGGAAGTGGATCCCCGATCCCGTAATCCTCGCGGCGGCCGCCAAGGGCGGCGTCATCAACGGTGATCCCTTCCTCTTCCCAGGTCTCGCCGAGGGAGGTGTTGACCCACACCCGCAGCGTTTCGGGCCGCTTCTTCGCCTCGAGGAAGTTCTCGACGATGTTTCCCCACGACGACCACGGGGAGTACAACTCGTTGATGTGGAACCCGGCCGTGTGCTTGATCCACGGACGAGCGATCACCCACCGGCCGTTGCGGATCATCCGGTGCTTGTCGGGCTCGGTGAGCTGCGCTCGGCAATGTTCACATTCGTATCGGACCCCGACAGGGATTCCTCGATCGTCTTTCTCCCACTTCAACTGCCCCCAGGAAAGCGTCTGGTAGCTACCGCATACGGGACAGGGAACCTCGTATTGCCGCTGGTCCGACTCCTCCCAGGCTTGCTCGATCCGGGAGGCACCCTTGGTCGTAGGCGTTGAGGTCAGGATCACCTTCCGGTTCCAGAAGGTGGTTGAGCGCTTAATCGCCAGCTTTACCGGATCGCCTTCCGTACCTGCAGACGGTGGGAACCGATCCACCTCGTCCAGCAACACCAACCGGACGGGCCGCGAGGATAACGATGCCGCGGAGTTCGCGCCAGCCATCGCGATCTGGCCCCCCGGGAACTGCTTCTGGCGGAGCGTATTTCCTGAATCCCGGCTGCGGGGGTCTTTCACCAGGCCCTTTAACACCGGCGTATCCCGAAGCATCGGAGCTAGACGGTCTTTGCTCCACGTCTCGGCCATCTCGATCGTAGGCTGCACCAGCAGGATCGGAGCCGGGTCCTGGTGGATGTGGAACCCGATCGCGTTGTTAATAATCTCGGTCTTCCCCACCTGCGCGGAGGACATGACGATCACGGTTTCAATGGATGGGTCCGAGAACGCATCCATCATTCCGCGCTGGTACTCCGCCCGGGAGGTAAACCACTGCCCGGGCTCGGCGCTACTTTCGGGAGACAGCTTTCGATACCGATCTGCCCACTGGCTTACCGTCAGCTTCGGGGGTGGCTTCACCAGCCACGCCGTTTCCCTCTTCAGTTTCGATATCGCTCTCTGTACTTCCTGAGTAATCTGCATGGCTGAGTTCATCGAGTGCTTCCATGATCATCTGCTCCAAAATCCCCTCGATCTCGGAGATCGAATTCACCCCCACGACCTGAGGGGCGGCTTTTTTCGGGATGGAGAGGGATCTGGCTCGAAACGACATCGCCATCTCGCCCCAAGCGCGGCCTACGACCGCCTGTGGAATCAATTCCCCGCGGACTTTTTCGTTCTCCATCTCCTGCGCTTCGGCTTGCGCCTTGATCAGCCGCGCTCGGCATGCCCGGGCGGCGTCCTCCGGCAGCGCCCCCACACCGATGGCACGGTCCCGCAGGTACCGGATATACCCGCGCACCGCGGGAACCAGTTCGTACCGACCCTTCTCCGCCCGAGGGATGACTCCTTCGTTGGCGAGTTGGTAAACCCGCCGGGGGGACAGGTCGAGCAACTTGGAGATGACCGCTACTGGGTAGGTCTGCGCTGCCATTTATGCCCTTCCGGTCGCAACCGGTCGCCGGATGATCAGGGACCCCAACCCCCCGAGGCAAGGCCCGGGACCTACGATCCTCCATCCCTCGCCGACCCACTTCTCGACGTCCTCGATCAGGATGTACTTAAACAGCCACGCGCTCGCCACGAGGGACCCTCTCGGGCTTCTTGCCGGTGAAGTTCTCGTAACGCTGCGCGATGACGTCGCAGTACGGTGGGTCGATCTCCATGAGGAAACTCTTACGGCCGGTCTGTTCCGCGGCAATCAACGTCGAGCCGCTGCCGCCAAAGAGATCGAGGACGTTCTCGCCCGGCCTCGAGGAGTACTGCATCGCCCGGGCCGCCAACTCCACCGGCTTCTCGGTCAGATGGACCATGCTCTGCGGGTTGACCTTCTTTACCGACCAGACGTCGGTTGCGTTGGTGGGACCCAGCCAGTGGTGTGCGGCGCCTTCCTTCCAACCATAGAATGCCCATTCATGGTTTCCCATGAAGTCCTTGCGGGTAAGGACGGGGTGCTCCTTGACCCAGATGATCGCCTGCGCGAAGTAGAGCTTGTGTTGCTTCAAGACCGGCGGATAGTTCCCGCAGTTGGCGTAGCCGCCCCAGATGTAGAAGCCCCGCCCACGCTCCAGGACCCGGGCGATGTTCCCAAACCACGCCTGAAGGAGTTTCTCGAACGCCTCGTCGGAAACGAAGTCGTTCATGAGCGGCCGGTCCTTCGGGCGCATCTTCTTGGTGGTGGGCTTGTCCTTCCCCGGATGGAGGGCAAGATCCAGGCTCTGGTGATGCGTCTTCGTAAACGAACTGTTCCCGGCAGCGATCGCGTTGTTGCTGCGAGGCTCGACCTTGACGTTGTATGGCGGATCGGTGTTGACGAGGTGGATCTTCGCCCCGTCCAGCAGGTAATCGACGTCTTCCACGCTCCCGCTATCCCCACACAGAAGCCGATGGTCGCCCAAGACCCACAGGTCGCCGGGCTGCGTGATCGCATCGTCGGGAGGCTCGGGCACCTCGTCAGGGTCGGTTAGCCCCGCGGTCCCCACGATCCCGGCTGCCAACTTCTCGGCGAGTTCGTCATCGTCGAATCCAGTGAGGTCCATGTTGAAGTCGGCATCTTTCAGCTCGGTCAGTTCGATCGCCAGGAGGGAGTCGTCCCACTCCGATGCCTCATGCGACCGGTTGTCCATGATCCGGTACGCCTTGACCTGCTCCGGGGTCAAACCTTCGGCCACGTGGATCGGGACCTTCTCCATCCCGAGTTGCATTGCGGCCAGGTACCGGGTGTGGCCCACCACGATGACCATTTCACTATCCACGACGATCGGCTGCCGCCAACCGAACTCCTTGATTGAGGCGGCGACTTTCGCCACCGCGAGCTCGTTCTTCCTCGGATTGCGGGCGTACGGGATCACCCGCTGGATGTCGACCATCGCAACGTTCATGGGGCCTCTTTAATGTAGTGAAATAGAAAGATATTTCCTGTCGCTAAAAACCTATCGGGGTCGCGGGGAACCCGCGGTAAAAAGGCCCGGGAAGTACCTATGGATCAGGGATTCTCTTGTATCGCCGTCTGCACCATGTCTGCCATGACTGGCAAAGCGATCTTGTTAACCATTGCTGTTGCTGTGTTGATCAAGTGAACACGCTGCTTCTCAGGCGTCTGCTTGCGCAGGATGAACAGGGGCACAAGGGATGTGAGCCTGCCGCTCCCCTGCCGCTGATAGATGATCTCGTTGCCAAACTTCGATTTGAGTTTGATCGTGTTCGGGATGTTCTTCGGACTTCTCGTAACAGCCAACCTTGACCCGCGCTGCCATATCCTTGGCATCGCCAACGAGGACGCCTTGCGTGGCGTGATGATTGTCTTCGTTTCCTGCTCGATCAACCACGGTGCAGTCGTCGACACTTCGGCAGTCAGGTCGTTCTTTGTCGCCGCCTTGCGATTGATGCCGTACTTGGTGCCCTTGGTGAGCCAACTGCCACGCACGACCAGATTAGATTGCGCGTTCTGAATCATCGCGTCCTGTGCTTGATTCGCTATCTCTGTCAAGGCACGTGCGACATAGTTCGGGATGCGATTGACACCGAGATCACGCAGGTTTCTTACCAGTTCATCGATGCCTTTGACCTGGATTCGGATATCCACGTTCGCTCCAAAGAAAAGGCCGGATCTCCTTGGTAGGAAACCCGGCCGTCGTGGGAGGTCATCTCCCAGCAGTTCAACCAGTGTAATTCGAGATTACACCTTGTGTGGGGGGATCAGGAAGGGGCCAAAATGGACCACGGAAAGAACCCAACAACTGGAGTCTTTCACCTTCAACTCGTTACGCATCATCTCGCAATTGCTTCGGATAAATTCTCGTAGCCCGCAATGTCGTGACATTTACATGAAAATTACTTCCAGGAACTGGCTTTGTCGCCTTGTACTCCGCTTCTTCGGGGCCGATTTGATGCCACTCCCAATCAATTAAGCTTCCTCGCTTTAAAGCGCCATCGCTCTGTCTTGGCCATGGCCCCGAAAAATTATTGCCGTCATAAACAACAAGCAGATCGACGCATTCCGGGTCGTGTGGACTGATAATAAGGGACTCCAAAACTTCCTTGTTGGCCATGACCATTAAATCCCAGTCTGATAATTCGGTTGACGTATTATTAGCACGCGAGCCAAACAGCCAAATTTCACGAATGTCCTGATACCGCAAGACCAACTCTTTCACATAATTCATGACTTCCGCTGATATGTCGCAAGGCATAGCGAATTTATCAAAACTCCAGTTACGGGAGTTCGGCAAAATAATGCGATTGGTCCGATTCAAGCGCTAAACCAGATTCGAACGATAGACTCACTACAGATAGACTAAAACATTCGCATGAAATCCATGATCTCAGAGGCAATTACCTTAATCGAACCCTCGAACGGAAGGTGCGGGGGATCCTTTTCGCTATTCGAGTAAAGGTGCACGTGCTGACCTCGTTTAGTATCGAGTTCCCACGCCTTGCACTCCGTCTTCTGATTGTCGCAAAGCTTGATAGAGTATTTCGTCAGCTTGCCCGCCAAGTCATATTGCTCGGAGGCGAACAAGTAGAAAGTCTTCGTGCCTGCCTTGATTGCTGGAGCCGCGCTGAGCATCAGTAGAACCTGGTTAGAGTATTTATCCCACTGTTCGCGGCCAACACAAATCGTGTCGGGATCAACTGTCACGTCGAGACCTTGAAGTCGGAACTCAGAGGCAAGAGCGTTCAGTACTTCAAAGTGCGAATCAAACATTCTTTGGCTCCATGGTCAAATTATGCTGCGGGCGCTCAGCGAGAAAGAGGCGAGCCGTCAGCTGCAAGTCGCGGTTGGGTGGCATCATGTGTTTCAATCTAAGCATCCTTATCCAGATATCGCAGGTAACCTTCGACAAGATCACGCGAGATCGCTCGCGCCTCGTTCAATTCGGCCCCTGTTGCCTCTCGAAGCTCTCCAAGGCTTATACCCCGATGTCTGCCCTGTTTGAGATGGACGTCATTTGCTAGTTTTGTTAACTGCGACCATCGTCCAGCGCTAAAACCGAGAGCAGCTCTCGCTGCTGCTTCCCCTCCAAAGTTTTTAGAAAGGGCGTCCCGAATCTCGTAAAGATGCACCAATTCATTGCTGGGGTCGATAACGGCTGCCTGATAGCTATTGAGGAGCAAGGTTGCCAACGCATTCACACCATGGAATTTTCCTGCCAGTTCACTCAGCTCCTTCTTCTGTTCGATTCTGTCTTTCCGCGAATCACTAACCACGTTCCCTTCTTTGTCCTTAACAATAAAGTCTACAGCCCCCCCCGACATCGTCATAACGCCCGATTCGACGAACATCGTGACATCTTTGCGCCCATCAGGATGCAGGCGAGACATTGACGCATTGGACAACTTGTACGGTCTGTGACAAAGCAACTGCACGCCAAGGAATCGACCGATCAACGCTTGATGAAGGTCACCTCGCATTCGGTGCTCTTGATCGTACACTCCCGGATTGATCCGAGCCTCGACTTTGCCAGCATCAATGGTCATCTCATAGCCTGTTCGGACAATATGAATTGGTGCCTCAAAGTAGTCCGGTGGTGAGAACGTCCACTCTAGGATGACAACGTCTGTTAATCCATCAGTCTCTTTCATGACCGCCAACAGTTGAGCCTGTTCGCAATTTCTCTTCTCCATACCAGGTGATCAGGAGGGATCAAAGGGATCACGGGATGAACACCACTAGTAGGGCCAAACGGCTACCACCGCTGATTGCAATCGTCACTCTACCGGGCACGATGACATCTGGTGGGTGCCTTTAAAATAAATTCCACCTTTGCATCGCTCTGAATCCTGGCGAGACAGATGTTCCACATGGTCCACAGGGCCATGGGGTACTTGCTGCTTATGGACGCGTACTGCCCCATGGCAATGCATGCATCGGATTTGACCTCTCGCAGCACCACTCATAAGACTAGAAACTTTCTCCGGACCCCATTCCTCAAATTTCAGTCCATCACGAAGAAATAATTTCTTTTTCTCACATGTCGTCATTAGATCATGAGGCATACGATGCTCCCTTCAATTCGTTCGTCCTTGAAGCTATAGGTGCCGATCTCGATTTGAGATGCGAGGCATCAAACTTCTCGATGACCGCGTCAACATTAACCCGGCGTATATCCAAGTTCATTCAATCGTCTTTGCGCAATCTCCAATTCCTCAACGGTGAACAATTTCCGCCAGGGGTCCCGAAGTACTAAGGTCTCCATTGAAATGTCGAGACGTCCTTCTTCCCAGAGACGCGTCAGCCCCTCCGAATAACCTTCGGAATCAAGCAATCGTTTTGCCGCAGCGAGACCGCCATGTTCTCCCACCATCTGGCGGAAGCGGGTTGCGACATAGTTGCACTCCGTCTTTGCTCGTTCGTAAATTTCGAGCATCTCCTTGTGAAATGCAGCTTCAAGGGACATCCGTTGTTCACCGTTTTTCATGACACCTGATATTTAATGCTACAGATAATTTGTGCACCCTCACAACATATTTACAGGCGAGCCGTCAGCTTCAGCCGGTTGTGTAGACCATTTTCCCATAAAATTTCATTTAACTCCGAAGATAAGCGATGTACGGATATTCAAGTTCAAGAATGGCGTAAACTCTTCGTGTTTGTCCCCCACTCCCTCGGCGAATGAGGTATTCACCTCTTGTTGGAAGCATATCCCTTCTCCAATTTGCATCCTGAGTTGAGTACCACTCAATCGTAAATGATGGTGTGTCATGCATGCTCGAAGATTTCATAACGTTCTTCACGCGGAAAGCACTGGCGTACACATTCGAGCCGAAAGGATGAGGAACGGAGATAGACTGAGGAATCATGTCCCATTCTTTACCAGGCAAACGAAAACTCCGACAAAAACCTACCTGGCCACGTGGATCAAGGGCGCCCGGACTGTCGGAACAAAGAACATATACATGCGATGGATTATGCGTTTGTATAAGATTACGCCACAGATCCAAGGTCTTGCGATGCTGAAAAGACCATAGCGTCCATCCATTGTCCTGAATCTCGCGTGCTTTCCGTGTCAAGATCGAATCACGATGCTCAGATGCATGCGATCCAAACGGGTGCCAAAACCCAATACTGAAATCACTCCAGTTCATGCCATCTTTCTTTCAAGATCATTGTGTAATACCGGCCTAATGCGTATCAGGCTGCTCTTGCGCTGCCTCTCAGACCACCTTCCACATCTACAATACGCATCCGAGGATTACCTCTGGCGAGCCGTCAGCTTCAATCTGCAGTGTGTTGCCATCACTCCTCTTCGAAATAATCCGAATCTATTCGCTTGATCGAATACGAGGCGATAGCCGAAACCCCCAAATCGAAATCGATCATATAAGTGGCCAAAGTAGGGCCATCTATCAACACAACCTTACTGTCGATTCGCGATGCATAATCCTTTGCGTCCGGCGTAAAAATCGAGGTGGTTATGAATACGCCCTTTCGGGCGCGTTGTCCTTGGAGCGCACCTACAAATTTTTGAATTTCAGGTCGCCCCACAGACCCCTGCCATCTTTTTGCCTGTATGTATATGACATCGAGTCCAAGGCGATCTTCTTTGATGATTCCATCAATTCCACCATCGCCGCTCTGTCCGATTCGTTCACCAGCGTCTTGTCGTGATCCGCCGTAACCCATCTTGACAAGGAGTTCCACGACAAGGCGCTCGAAAAATTCCGGTGATAATTTCGAAACACGAGTGAGAAGATCTTGCGCCAATGCTTCTCGGATCCCAATGTAGGCGCGTTCCAAGGTCTCTTCGGGTGTCTCTTGTTCGTCGGGCGGTGCCACGGGAATCGCGACCTGCTCACCTTTCGGCTTTCGGGACGCTTCCCGAAATTCGACAAATGACGGAAATTTTTCTAAAAAAGCGATGTTAATGCTTGGGGGGTTGCTCTTGAGAATATCTGAGCCAGTAGAAGATATTCGAAATACCCCACGTTTCACATGTTCAAGCAATCCAGCTTTCTTTAGATATGTAGAAGCCCAGGCCACCCGATTCGAGAAGATGGGTTGCTGACCACTCGGAAGAAGAGAGCTACGTTCCTCAGGAGAGAGGCCAAACCTTTCCGCGAGACAATCAATTGCCTCACGAAGAGAATGCTCTTTTCCATCTCCCGCGAAGGTGAGGAGGGGCAACATCGTGCTTTGATAATCAGGTATCGGCATATTTATCCCCCAAAATATGTGCACCTAACGCGTAATAGGCCGCGCTTGCTTGCCTATCGTATCGCCTGCCATATCTACATGTTGATAATAGAATTGGGGAAACGAATTCGTCGTATCGAGGTATTACAGGGGACATTAAGACCCCAGAGCCGAACCGCGTTTAGGAGTAAAGCGTCGGCGCTCTGGGAAGTATAGCGAAACCCAAGTTACCTATCAAATCATCCTGCGGTTGGAAGAATGGCAAGGTATCAGGCGGGAATAGTAATTCCACAGGTTGGGCACTTCTTGATCGCTCGATTTTCAACCCACGCCGCAAGCCCCGCCGGCGAAACATAGATCGTCCCTCCTCTCCTGTTCGCCGGAAAATCCGGATACCGCTTGAGGTAGCGCTTGAGTGTGCTCACGCTCACACCGAGGGCGTTCGCAACCGCCTTCTTTCCGACAAGCCAGTCACTCAACGGGATATCCTCCATCCCTCAGTTCTCGCCGGAGCCGTCGAATGTCCGCCGCGCACCTTCCTCGGAAGACCTCCGGGATCGCCTCCCACCGCATCCCCGAAAGATACGCCGCCATGTACCCGGAACGGTCGCACCGCTCGACGAGGATCGCGATGTCCACACAGTATTGGAGCCGCTCGTTGGAGAAGTCGCACTTGACCGGAGCCGGTGGCTCCTTGCGGTACTTGACGGTCGACGGGGCCTGGACCAGCGTCCGAAGCTCGGCTGCTCTCATGAAGTGTCCTCTCGGGGAACGCGGCATCTTACAGGCCCTCCCGAACAGGATTACGGCGGAATGATCTGCCCACAAAACGCCCTCGATGTTTTCTTTCTTTTCTTTCCCGTTTCACCCCCCCCTCACACACACACGCATACGCGCACGCAGGGGGGCATATACGCGCGCGGGGGTGAAAGAGAGAAAGAAGAGAGAGAGAGGTAAAATACCTACTCCTTGCGAGATGAGGTGAAAGAGAGAAAGAAGTTGGCATATTGATATTCAAGGACATTTTCATTCTTGTTTCCTTTCTTTCACCCCTGTTTTGCTTCACCCCTTTTTCTCTATCCTTCACCCCCAGAGCGTTCCTTCCCGGTTGTTTTCCTTCACCCCTCGCCATTGGTTTCTCCTTTTCTTTCGACGAGGCGATAGAAGCGGCGTGGTCTCCCCGAACCGGGAGCGGGTTGCGTTCGGATCACGATGTCTCCTTGTTCCTCGAGGGTTGCGATGAGGGCGAGGAAAATCTTGGCTTCCATCTTCATCCGCTTCAAGAGAACGCTATGAGAGAGCTCCCCTCCAGGGGACTCGCGCAATTTCTGCAGGAATTTGAGGCACTCGGCGTGGAAGGGATTGTCCGCGACGTAGGCCTGCGCCATAAAGAGCATCCGCCGCGTCTGGTGGACGACGAACCGCTTGGCCCACTCGGCAGCAGCCCTGCCGATCTCCGGTTGTTCGTGGTTCTCACTCACGGCGCAGAGCAGGGCCAGTTTGCGGACGTGTTCGCTCACCCGACCCCACACCGTCGTCCCAACTGCGTCTCTTGCGCTTTCCGCCCTGTCGTACTCCTCCTCTGCCTCGAGGCGGGTCTCGATCAGGATCCTCTTGGCCTCATCCGTATGCGGGACGACCCGCGGGACGGGGTGCCAGTTCTGAAGGTTTCCCGTACCCGGGCGATAATTCGCCCACCACTTGGCAACCTCCAACACACGCGCCGGCAGTGACCGGATGCTCGGTTCCTGACCCGGGGAGCGTTTGCCGCATTCGAGGATGATCATCCTGGCGAAGAAACCGTTGGTGAGCATCCGCTCGGAGAGCGCCTCGTAGTAGTGGTTCGGGATCGCCGTGCCGAAGACGACGAGATGGGGCTGATTGATGGTTCCCGGTGAATCCTTGCCGGCCTTGCGCCGCATGGGGAACACCGAGTTCGCCGATGAGTACATCGTCAATAACGTATTCATGATACTTTCGTGCCGGGCGTCCTTGGACTTGTTGATCGACTGGAGCATCCCGTCGATCTCGTCGGTCTGGAACAACATGCTCGGCTCCATGAACAGTGCATCCTGGACCCCCTCTCCGGAGGCGAACCGCCCACCGACCTGACTCGACAGACCAATGGCGTGCAGGATCTCGGTGTTGACCTTGCGCGGCAGGTCCTTCCCCGCGGAAGAATGCGCTAGACCGAGGAGGTAGAGATTCGTCCGGTTGTCGCCGGAATCGCGGACCTTGCGCCCGGCGAGCACCGCCTGAAGAGCGAGCGCCCCGCAGAAGGCCATCACCACGTTCGGATACGGGGCAACCGCGAGGCAATGGTCCATGACCTCTGAGACAAAGCCCGGAACCCGCAAGAGCTCATCTGGAAGTGGACCTGGGTCGGGGAGCGCCGGGGCGTTGCCGTCGGTCGACGGCTCGGGTTGCTGGTTCTGCTCCCAGTGGTTCTCGGCCACGGCGGCGGCCACTTGGTCCGGCTCGTACCGACAGATGCTGGTAGCGATCTTCTCGACCTCGCGCATCGAAAGCGGCGGCCTGCATCGGTCCTCATTTGCCTGCGCCAGGGCAGCGAAAATCTCATCCCGGCTCATCCCCACCCGGCGCATGGTCCCCGCCAGACGCGCCAGGGTCGCGTTCCTTGTCCCCGATGGGATCAGATTGCCATCCGGGGGGGAATCCGGGGCCTTGGGCGAACCTTGCGCGACAGTGGGCGGGATCTTGGCATCTCTTGCGTCTCCGCTACTCCCCCGCGTGAACAGGTCGCCCGGGCTATCGAGCAGGTCTGCCAACCAGCCGGGGGGCTCCGGGAGTTGGTCCGGAGAAACATCCAGTTCGAACGTCTCCGCCCAGCGGTACATCTTCCCGTCCACGACCGAGGGGGGGACGACGATGTAGCCACCATCGGCCCGGGTATCGACCTTCGGTGCGATCTTTCCCGCCGTGTTCCTCCAGATCTTTCCGTCCGGCTGTAGGAAGATGTGGTGCCGACCACCGCGCGGGGTAAGCGATACCGGACCACACGCCAGGTCCTCCGCCAGAGAGGGATCAGCCGGCCATGGGTTGTCCGCGTCGTCTACGTCGATGACAAGGAGCCCCTCGGTCGGGACGCCGATGTTCGCATCGGGATACTTCTCCCACCACGCTTCAATCTGCGCGGCGTCAGTGGTGGCGTCCTTGAACCCATGCGGGGTGAAGGGGACCTTCCCTCCGGGCGCGCAGGGGAAAACCGGGTAGCCCAGCTCGGCATACCGCAGGGCGGCATATACCAGATGCTCCGTCGTGATCTGCATCAATAGGGTATGTCCTCATTTCCTGCCGCCATGGCGGCTACGGGGCCGGCATGGGCATAGTTCGGTTCTCTTTCACCCGCTTCGTTCTCATCCCACCCCGGCTCGCGCCAGGGGGGCTTCTCCCCCAACTCGTATCCGATGATCCGGGCGTACTCCTCGCCGACGACACTGCGGATCTTGATAGCCCCAGTCGTGCAGATCGCCCCCGCATTGGCGAGCGTCACCGCCTCCTCGGCCGACTCCGGGACCGAGGCGTTCGAGCGCTTGCGCCACCAGCTTTCCGCCCTCTTCCTCGCCCAGCCCGTATGCTCGAAGCAGATCCACTCCGATTGGTACTGGTTGAAGCCAAGCCGATACTCCACCCGCATCGTCCTCGGCGAGTTCTCCGGCGCTCCCCGCTTGTGGTGAACGGAGTATCGGACCTCCTGCACCGGATATTCGGTAGTCGTCACCTGACCGGAGAGAATCCTCTCTGACGATGCAGTCGCGTCGTGATTGCGTCTTTCCTTTTGGGGGAACTCGTACCCGCAGTCAGGGCACACCGAATATCCCGCCGCGATCAAACTTCGGCACTCCGGGCACTCCTTCGCGGGCGCTTCTCCACTCCCCCGCTGGTCCCGCTCATGGATGCGGAGGTCGTCCACCGGCCCGTGCCGCAGCACGTTCCCCCCGAAATCGAGCACCAGGCAGTTATCCTTCCCGGGGTTAAGCCGGAATCCACGACCAACCATTTGGAAATAGAGCCCGGGGGAGAGCGTCGGCCGGATCATCGCCACGCAGTCGATGTTGGGGGCGTCGAACCCCGTAGTCAGCACGTTCACATTGACGAGGTACTTGATCTTTCCGGCCTTGAAGTCCGACAGCACACGGTCGCGCTCCAAGTCGTGCGTGTCGCCGAAGACCGCACCGACCTCTGCACCAGAGATCTCCCGCATCACTTCGGCAATGTGCTCTCCGTGCGGAACCCCCGAGGCAAAGATGAGCACCGACTGGCGCTTGGGGGTCTGCTCGACGATCTCACCACAGGCCGACTCGACCCGATCGTCGGTATTCATCAGGTCTTCGACCTCATCCGCCATGAACTCCCCGGCACGGACGTGGAGGCCTGACGTGTCGACCTTCTCCCGGCTTGCCTTGGTGATGAGCGGGCACAGATATCCCTGGACGATCAGTTCCTTGACGCCGATCTCGTAGCAGACACGATTGAGGATATTTTCCGGCGCGCAGATCATCCCGCTCTTCATCCGGAACGGCGTCGCGGTGAGCCCGATCACCCGCAGGTTTGGATTGACCTTCCGGGCGTCTTCCAGAAAGGTCCGGTACATCCCCTCACCATCCGGCGGGATCATGTG